ATGCTGCTGCTCATGCTGCTGCTGCTGCTGCTGCTCATGCTGCTGCTGCTCATGCTGCTCATGCTGCTCATGCTGCTGATGCTGATGCTGCTGCTGCTGCTGCTAGATATACTTCATTAAAAAGATCAGCAGATATTTGCAGGGAATATCTAACAGATGAAGTTTTAACTGCTTATCGTAAAATGAAGTAACTAATCAATTAAAACCCGAAAAAATGGAAACAAAGACACACTGGAAAAAGGTATTCGATAGTAACTATCTCGGATCATGCGATCTGGAAGATGGAAAAGATTTAAAAGCAGTAATTAAACACGTTGCTGTTGGGGAGGTAAAAAATACAGATGGTAAAACTCAAAATCGAAATATTGCAACATTTACCGATCCTGCAATTAAACCGATGATTTTAAATGTAACTAACTCAAAAACGGTCAAGAAATTTGCTGGAAGTGTATTTATTGACGACTGGAATAATATACCGGTACAAATCTACTCAAAAGATGACATCAAAGCGTTTGGAGAGGTTACAGAAGGTCTAAGGATAAGAACCGTACAACCAAGTTTTGACAAGCCTAAGCTCACTCCGAAAGTGCAGGCATGGGAGAAAGCAGTTACTTACCTGAAAGGGGAGGGTACAATCGAAGGAATCAAAAAGAAATATGACCTGTCACCGGAGGATGAGGAACTTTTAAAACAGACAGTATTATGAAATTCTACGACATAGATCAAAACAGTGAAGAATGGATGGCATTAAGACTCGGTCGCTTCACGGCCAGCACTTTTGCCGATCTTTTTATGGCAAAAACTACTAAAGGTTATCAGAATGCTATTATCAAAGTAGCTTTTGAAAGAGTAACCGGAGAATGTCAGGAATCATATAGTAATAAATGGATGGCACGAGGTCACGAAATGGAACCATTTGCCAGAGAAAACTATGAATTATTTACTTTCAATTCACTTGAAAATGGCGGTTTTTATGAGTACTCTGATTTTGTAGGTGCTTCTCCTGACGCAAAGATAGTCGGGGTAAATGCAGGAATCGAGATAAAATGCCCTTCATTTCAGGTTTATAATGAGTATCTTGAGACTCAAAAACTTCCAAAAGATCACTATTGGCAGATTATAGGACAATTACTCTGTACTGGCTGGGATTACATTGATTATATGCCCTATCTGTCACCTAAATTAAAACAGATACTTATCCGGGTTGACCGGGATGAGTCTGTTTTATCAATATTAAAAGCACAACTTGAAATATCAATAAATGAAGTTAAAACACTAATAGAAAGGATACAGCAATGAGTATTAATAAAATCTTTTTATCCGGGAATGTTGGCAATGATCCCGATGTTAAAACGCTTGAATCAGGCAAAAAACTTGCTAAATTCAGTCTGGCAACAACCGATAAAAATAAAGATAAAACAACTCAATGGCATTCCATAATTGTCTGGGAGAAGCTCGCCGAGATAGTTGAGAAATACGTTAAAAAAGGTAACTATATTACAATAATCGGAAGTATCAGTTACCGGGAATATGAAAAGGAAGGCGTTAAAAAGTACTTTACCGAGATCAATGCCTATGAGTTAGAACTACCTCCAAGAAAGATCAATGAATCGGAGGGACCGAAAAATAACGAAGGAGAATATCAGGGCAAATCAGATGCAAAGATCAGTGATATATCTGAACTTCCGGGTGCAAATGATGATTTTGATCCTAATGAAATACCTCCGCCGTTGTGAAAATCTGGTGCAGAAATACGCTATCCGGATTAATTCCGCTATACCCGACTGATCAGCAAGAGAAGAAGAAACTCCGCATCGGTCAGGACTACGAGTGTGATATTAAGAATCCACGCAATTATGAATTTCATAAAAAGTTCATGGCATTGGTTAATCTCGGTCATCACAATACAAGTCTTGAACTTCCTTTTAATGTGTACCGTAAAATTATGACCATGCGAGCCGGATACTTCAAAGCTTATGATACTGACAAAGGTATTCATTATGAAGCTGAATCAATCAGTTTTGGAAGCAAGACACAAGACGAGTTTGAGGAAATATACTCTAGGGTGCTGGACGAGATCATTAAAGACATCGGGTCCACGTCCGAGGAAATTGAAAAAGAACTAATAAATTTTATGTAAAAATGGAAAAATTACTATTAGATGCAATGGCATTAGACTGCAAGTTCACGCTGCGAGACGATAATTTAAAAAACGTGTGGACTGCTCCTTTATTTTTAAGTAAAGACAGGATTAAGAAAATACTGAATGATACAAACATCAAAGAAGTTCATATTATAATAACTCCCGGGTATTAAAATTTTATGTGATGCAAAAATATATTAAAACATATTTAGATTACTTCGATTATAAGATACAGTCAGATGTTATGTGTGAGGCTTGCGGATCGCAGGCTGTTGACATTCATCATATTAACGGAAGAGGAAAAGATAAGGATGTTATCAGTAATTTAATGGCGCTATGCCGGAAGCATCATGCAATGGCACATGAATCAATTCCTAAGTCAGAGATGCAATATATTCACAATTTTTATCTGACTGGCAGGAGAAAAATATTTTTAACTTAAACAGAAGCTAAAAGAACTGGAATGAAAAGATATTATCAAATATTAGTAAGATGCGAAGCATTGCATCCAACCGGGGGCGAGCCTTACCGTTTTAAAACACTTACAGAGGCTAAAGATGCTTTAGAAATGTGCTATGGATTAGATTCACTAAAAACTTTTACTAAAATTGTTTCAAGTACTAAGGAATGAAAATCTACACTCATAAGCTAACCGGGGTAAAAGTTACGATAAAAAAGCTATACGGATCAGTAGCTTCCTGCAGGCTTGTGGATGGCACTATTAAAATTCCTAATAATAAAACAACGGATACGATAATTTGCTCACTAGATAATCTCGAATGAAAAATAAGACAGAATACACGATAGAACAAGGCATGAACACCTTCTGGTTTATCCGAAAGGATGGCAATTTAATTGCAGGATTTGCAGAAAAAGAATTGGCAGAAAGGGTGTTGAAACTACTTATTGATGAACTATGAAATGATGGAGTTGAATGAAATATATTGTGATGATTGGCTTAATAATGATTTGCCGGATAAGTCAGTTCAATTAATCATTGCCGACCCTCCATATTTTGAAGTTAAAGGAGACTTTGATTTTATCTGGAAAACCTTTGATGATTATTTAAAAGATGTTGAAAAGTGGGCGATTGAATGTAAAAGAATACTTGCAGATAATGGTACTTTATTTTGGTATGGTGATGCTAAAAATATTGCATACACTCAGATAATATTTGATAAACATTTTAATTTATTGAATAGTTTAGTTTGGGAAAACATAAATGATCATAAACAACAGATTAGATTTAATAATGACTTGAGAACATTTGCACCACTTACGGAACGTATTTTAATGTATAGTAATGAAACATATAATCTTACTCAATGTGTTTTTTTAATCAGAGATTATATTAGGGATGAAATAATAAAGGCAAAGGGCAAAGTGATATTAAGAGATGTAAATAAGGCTTTAGGAACTGCCATAAATGGAGGGGGCGTTGCATCATCTTGTTTAAGTTTGGATAAAGCAGAACCCACAATGCTCACTAAAGAGATGTATTTAAAGCTACAAGAGTGGTGTTATCCTTATTTAAGAAAGGAATATGAAGAGTTAAGAAAGGAATATGAAGAGTTAAGACGACCATTTAATAATGAATGGCATTATGGAGATGTTATAAGACTTCCTAACTACGAAACAGGAGACTATGAACATGATACTATAAAACCCGAAAAATTAACAAGGCAACTTATATTAATTAGCTCCCGTCCTAATGACTTAGTATTAGTACCCTTTTCAGGAAGCGGGACGGAGTGCGCAATGTCGGCAAAAGAGAATAGAAATTTTATAGCTTTTGACATAGAACAAAAATATGTGGATATGTCTAATAAAAGAGTACGAGAAATTAAAGCACAACTAAAACTATTCTGAAATGGAATTTTTTGAACTGCATTTAGCGGAAATACCAAAGCGGACAGCCAGGAAAGGATCATTTAAAAAAAATGGTATTCGTAAATATTTAAACAAATTTGAGGTTAAAGAAATAGTTAATTTATACCCGGATAAATTCAACTACGAATTAGCTAAAACATTTAATGTCAGTGAGAGTGCAATTTTAAGGTTAAGAAGAAAGTATAATTTGAGTAAGTCGGAAAGAATAATGGATGCTAAAAAATTCCAGAAAGGCAATAAGCCTTTTAATTCCGGTAAAAAACATATCCATAATTCATTAACAAAATTTAAGAAAGGTCATGTTCCGCTAAATCATAAACCAGTTGGCAGCAAGAGAATTACAAAAGGCGAAAATGGATATCACGAAGTAAAAACATCAGAACCAAATGAATGGAAACTGGCACATCGGATTGTCTGGCAGAGACATTACGGAGAAATACCCGCAGGAATGATAATTATATTCCGGGACGGCAATAAGTCAAATATTAATATAGCAAATTTAGAGATGATAAGCCGCAAAGATAATATGCGAAGGAATCATAACAGGCTTAAATTTTCAGAAACTATGAAAGCGCTTTGGAGAATAGAAAAGTTAAGAAATTTTTATGGAATGACCCGGAAAACGAATTTACGAATCAGAAATTGAATTATTCACTTAATATTTAAATTATGAGCACACGCAAAGTTTTTTCAGACAATGATGAGAAGATGGAATTAACTTATCATGTAATCGATGGAAATTTAAGCATCGAAATTATCGAACAAGATATTCCTGTGGAAATCATTCTGGACTACCAGGATGCGGTAGCTTTTATTTCCGAACTTAATCGTGTAAAAAAATTATTGCGGATTCCTGAAAAATAGTTTTTTTATTCCGAAATAGTTTTGTAAATTTGTACTCTAATACGTGCAACATGGATATTAAAATTTTTATTATTAATAATACTGCCTCCGGGCAGAAGATACCACAAAGGTTGCGGTTGCACGTTCCAATGTGGTTTTTCTTTTGTCTGGGGGCTTAATTTTTTTATGTATGGATGGACTAGCAAAAATAGAAGAAAGCAAAGTATTAAGTTTAAGAGAAAATTTGAATACTGAACTTGCATTGATAAAAACAGTTGATGCAG